TTTGTGTGTTTGTGTTTTGTTGTCGTGTGAGATATACGATTCATCTTAGGTTTGCGTTACTGTGATAAGTACTTCTATGGGTTATTTGGTTGTAGTTAGTTCTGATGAGTGGTCGTATGATGTCTTTTTGGTGTTTGGTATGTATGTTGTTTTTTTCAAGCAGAAGACGGCATACTAGATTCCGAAACGTGACTGGAGTTCAGACGTGTGCTCTTCCGATCTCGTCTGAGCTCCACTAAGTTTAGAAGAAGTCACCGATGCATCAGGAATTGAACCCGTGGTCATTCCCTGGAAGGTTCCAGACACTCTGGTGGTAGACACCCAAGCACCTGCGGTAGCCTGAGTAGACTCAAAATATCCAATAACCCTGAAAGGTACATTAGTACGAGCAGTTACAGAATAAACCACATCAGCGCTATCCGCTGCCGTATCCACTGCTGTGGTGCTAATCAGTTTAGTTTCATCAAGATTAACTGTTCCAGCAGTATTGACCACAGCAACTTCAACAGTACCTGCATAATCAATAGCTAATAGAGCAATCTTACTTGCTACCCCACTGGTAGTTCCCAGTGTAGCACCGCTAGGGACTGTAATAGTTTTAGATGTGTTTACATAATAGCTATTAAGACCGCCATCAGTCAACGTAGATGATCTAAAATCAATACGAGCAGGGCCAAGAAGGTTAAGAGTTAACGTCTGTGCACCAAAGAAGTTAACAATGGCTTGAATTTTATGAAGCTGTCTCGACAAGGTTCCAACAGGAACATAAGACAAAATTTCAACTGTATTTGCAGCAGTTGCACGAATAATACAGGTATCGCCGTTAGCGGTTATAATGTCCCTAACACCTTCAGTGTTTGTGTTGATAGCAGAGCCATAGGTAAGTGTAAGGACATCGTTAAAACGAACAAAGTAAGTTTTACCAGCAGCAACAGTAAAACCGTTAATCGTTGTTGTACCAGTAATGTTAATATGACGGGTATTAGGAGCATTGGTAGTCAAATCAACAGTAGAGGCACTGGCTACGTTAATACGAGTTGTATCCAGATAGTTAGGCACAGTAGCTGCAGCATTATCCACATAAGCAGTGGTAGCAATTTGAGTGCTGTTATTACCTGCTGAGGCCGTAGGAGCCAAAGGAGTCCCTGTAAACGTAGGAGATGCTAGATCTGCCTTAGTACTAACCGCCGTAGCAATAGCATTAAATTCAGTATCAAACTCTGAACCTTTAATGATCTTGAGCGCATTACCGGAAGGAAGAGTATCCTTTGTGGTAAAGTTAGTGGATTTTACGTAGTTAGTCAATCTTATTCTCCTTAACCGAGTCTGCCATTCTTGGCTTGAATTTCTAGTTTCTGGATGCTCAAAGCTGAACCATAGATAACAGACTCATAGCCTGTCTGAATCACTTTACCTGAGCCTGTAGGGTATGTGTACAATGTCTGAAGAGCTGTTCCACCGCTGTATTCAGCAGTCGTATTATACTCAGCAACTCCAAATAAAGATACCCCTTGAGATGGAATACTTGCTGTAGATGACTGGAAATTACCAGTAAAATCATAAGCCCACTTCATAAATACGTCTTGGTTTGATCCACCAATAACCACAGCAGACAGTTTCTTCAACACGCTGGTGATAGAAGGAGCACCAAGGTCAGTATGGTTGGTGTAGTACTGAAAGCGGTAAGACTCGCCATTATCAGTATAACCAGTATAGTAGGCTAAATAACCTGCCTTACCCATCAAAAGTGTTCCATCAGCCTTTTGACAAAAAGAAGCAGGAGCGATGCTATCCCAAGTAGTCACACGAGCAGACCCGTCCTGTAAGGCTGTCTTCATATCAAAACAATATACAGTTTTAACAGAAGGTAAAGTCAGTAGATAGAAGGCTTCTCGTGGATTATAGACTGCCTTAATGTTCGACAGAGTCTCACCAGCAACAATGTTCATCAGATCGTTACGGACATTCTTAGAAAGGTCACGCAAAGGAGCTGACTTCTCTTGAATAGTACGCAGGATGCTACGAACACCAGTCTCAGAGAGGAAAATAACATCAGTGCCTGTCTCTACCACTGAATCCCTGGCGATACAGCCAATACCAGTGATGGTATCGTACAGACTCATTGTTGCAGGGTTATTAGCGCCTTGATAAACAAGAATGTTACGCTTACCGAAGATAAACAAGAAGTTATTATGGCTAGCCAAAGCAGTGATAGTATCTCCACCTTTAGGCCACACCGTGGTGGTATCCAATGTACCAGCAGTACCTGAACCAAACTTATGAGGATTCTTTAGATCTGACCACTGAAGAGTTACTTTATCTGTGGTTGTCTCAGCATTCCAAATACGTCCAAGAGCACTGATAACAATATTCGCTTGTTGAACTGTACCGTTATAGCCAGACTCTTGGTCTACACGATAATAAGTAGTCGTAGAAGCAGCAGGATCAAAACCAAGAGGTACGTGACCTAACTGATAGAAATACATATCCCCATCAAGATAAGCAGTAGACCAATTATCATTTGTGATCGTAGGAGCAGTACCAACACCGTTAAAGGTAAGTTGAGTTAAAACACCACTAGCATACTTCCACAGTCTTTGGTTACCAGCGCAAAGAACATAACTGGTTCCATCACGATCAATCAACTCAGCAATGGCCTTAATGTCATTAGCACCAAGGTTAGTTGGAATAGAGCTATTAAGTGCTGTCCATCCTTTACGTGCCCCTACACGCCCATATTGGTCAATAACAGCATTATTAGCTGTCAAAGCAAACCCAGAGGCTAGATCCAAGGAACTATCCTGAGTGTTTAACCCATAAAAGCCAGGGGCTGTGATTGAATAGACTTGTAAAGCTTGAGACATTTAAACTGCTACCCATTCAGATTCTTCACCAACAGAAGACGATTCAAGAGCAATAGCGTCACTCAAAGCAGACTTATAAAGCGCATAAGCCTCTGAGCTAGTCAATCCACCGTCTTCACCACGTTCCACCAATGCACGAGCCAGAGCACCAAGAATCACAGGCTCTGAAGGAACCAGGAGAACGTCAGAGTTAGCACTCAGCGCATCCTGAGGAACCGTAGCATAAACGGTCAAGTCATAAACACCGTCAGGTTTAGGATAAAGAGACAACAACGGCTGATTAGAGCCATTAACGCCATCAATGCAGTAATAGCTAGGAATAGCATTGACTACAGTGCCTAGATTCTGGTGTTTAATCATCCAGTTCTTAGGCTTGTTGGTTACTTCAATGTTCTTTGTCAGGTTCAGAATCTGATCGATACGAAACCCTGCATTAACATCTAAGGCATACTTAAATGTTCCTGATGCAGTAGTGACACTAATGTCATCCATCAGTGCATTCCATCCGTATGCTTTCTCTACTTGGCTTTTGGCATCGTTAACAAACTTACCAATCAAAGTAGACAAGGTAGTTTCAGTAACAGTCTGTACTGAATTCTCCCGCATACGGGCTAGAACATCATTAACGAGTTCTAAATAAGTCATTTCTTCTTCTTACCTTTTGTCATACCTGCTTCGCTCATGGCGATAGCAATAGCTTGCTTACGATTTTTCACCATAGGACCGCCTTTACCGCTATGCAAAGTGCCTTCTTTGTACTCGTGCATTACTTTACCGATCTTCTTTTGACCTTTAGACATCTTTGTAGCCATGATTACTCCTTGGTGATAGGACCGCCGGACTTCCACGCATCGCATGTGCGTGAACCAGCGCAGAGGAAATGAAACAACTCACAGAACCCAAGATTAGCTGCTTTCATAAATTGATCTTCATAAGCAAGCTCTTTCTCGTTCTCCATGTTACCTTCAATGCCTGACTTGATGCACTCAAGCATTGCAGGGGTTTGAATAAATGCAGAACAGTTACCACAACGCATCTCTTTAACGGCATCCGTAGGAGCGTTGTACATCTTTGCTTTCTTCAGCCAGAACACTTCGTTAGGCAATGAAGGATCAGGAGGACCATAGCCAAACTCTTTGAAAGCATTGTTACGGTTCTTAAGGTTAACTTTAATGTCCTGCGTAGCTATAGGGCATACCTTACCGTTAAGGAGTCCTTCTTTCATGGTGATACCTTATGTGTCAATGCTGCGTAAACGGCCCCAAAGAAGGCTCCAACGATAAGAATAGGCTTCACAGCCTTAGCAAGCCACTCCAACACCGTAAATGCACCAGAGGCAGCATTAAAGGCTGTAACCATAGCTTTGGTGTTGGAATCAATCTTGTCCACCTTCTGTTCCACTTGAACTAGGCGATCATAGATTTCTTTGTGGCTTACATCTTCCATGTTTTATTCTTGTGGAGGTTCTTGTTGAGGTAGTTGAGCCTCTGCTTGTTCTTTAATCTTTACCGCCAGGGGGTATGCACCAGTGTGCGTAGGAAGATTACCGAGAAGACTCAACAGGTGATGGATTTCAGAGAGTTCAAAAGAAAGGTTAATCATGGAAGCTCCTTAAGTTAAAACACGGAGCATACCACAATTTACCAAGGAAGTCCAGTAGCGGTTACTGGATTCTTTTGAAGCTCAATCTTTGCAGCAATAGCGGCTTCGGTAGCGGCTTTGTCAACAGATTCCCAAATCCAGCCCAACACAGTGGCTTCAGTGAGGCTATCGTAAGCAACAGTCGGTTCACCAGTCCATGAGGCAGTGGAGTAAACAGAATCTGAATGCTCTCCGTCAGTGCCTACGCATTGCCAGTGAGCGGTGGTTACAAAACCATTGGATAGGTTACGTTCCATCGGGTTGACGGTCCATTTATAAGAGATTGTCATGATGTTTCCTTTTTAAGCTATGCCTGCGTCTGCAAGGCGTTTACGGAGAGATTGAAGTTCTGCAACAATATCAGCAATTACTTCAGAGCTGCTTGCTTGCATGGATTGGTAAACAGGGTTATTATTGGCATCCACGGCGTCTTTTGTTCCTGTTACACTACCTGCATAAACCTCTTGAAACTGATGCGCCAAAAAGCCGCGAGTGCGAGAGCCATCAACATTCCATGTGTACTCAACAGGTTTCAATGAGTCAATTCGTTGGCCTGCATTTGCCACAGGACCAATAACGGTTTTAAGTCGGTAGTCAGAAGTTGTGTTGTAAGTAACAGCACTTGTAGTAGTAACGCGAGTAATAGAACCACAGACGTTTCCACTGTTGTCAATAAAGAAAGCGTACCCTGCTCCAGATGTGTTGTTTACAAGTTTTGCAACAATACCATTTGAAACTCCAGCATCAAACAATAATCCAAATTTTGCTGAGTTGAAAACGCTAGTTGCCCCCACCAGTAAGTTACCAGAGGAGTCTATACGGGCACGTTCTGTTCCGCTGGTTCCAAAACGCATATAAACAGCATCACCTGTAAACAGATCAACTCCAGAACTGTTTGCAAGTAGATAAGCAGAATTGCCTGCGCCAGAGGTACGGAAACGAATACCGCCGCCATTGGTGTTTGCAATATCAATAGTTGCAATAGAAGAACCCAAACCAACAGGACTCGTAGTACCAATACCTAGATCACCATCAGCATCTAGTGTCATTGCTTGTGTCCACGAGATAGTGGAACCCGCTGTGCTTGATCCTGTTATGTACCAAGCGTGTTGTGAAGAGGCTTCATAAAGCGTTGCACCAGCGGCTGCTTTTCGTTTCCAAGAACCATCATCGTAAGCATTACCAGACAAACCAACCATGTTTGTGCCTGAGTAAACTGCTCCATTGCTTTTAACGTCTAAAGCAACACGACCATTACCCCAAGCACTAGGAGTTACTCCTAATCCAAGGTTGCCGGAGGAGTCGATACGCATGCGCTCGTTCAGCCCGGTGATAAACACCATATCTCCGCCTGTTGCACGAAGTCTGGTGTAGCCATCTGTTGTGCCAGATGCCGTCAAATATACATCTGTATTTGTTTGGTTTGTTGCAAACCGCCCAACCACCGATGCTGTTGAAACAACATCCAGCTTTGCCCCAGGAGAACCTGTACCAATACCAAGGTTGCCGGAGGCGTCGAGTGTAAGTCGATCTGCCCCAGCAGTTTCATCATAAATAGCAAAACTGCCTGTAGGTGCTCCGCCACCACCAGTTGACCCGTTACTTAAAATCTGAAATGTTCTAGCTTGTGGGTTCTCAAGTTTGATAGAGACTTGATTTGTAGCACCTTTGACATGCAGCCGTGTCCCAGGAGAACTTGTAACCATCAACAAAGATCGGAGAAGCGAAGTGTAGGGAAGGG